CGAATCTAATCAACACCGTAGAGCAAGTCACCCGACTTACCCAATGGCTGTTCCCTAGGATTCGACGTCTCCTCCCGCTCAACTCTGCACTGCCCGAATGGACAGGCGGGGTTGAGGGGTTGGATCGGCTAGATCTAGGGGCTCAGATTTTCACTGGTACTTCCAGTAAGTCTGAGACTCGTGGTTTAGTTGAGGTAAGACGGAAAGTGGGCGAGAAGCTTAAGCGCGCGTCCAGACGTCTCAGGGTTGTTTTGCAATCCTTTGATGCCTGTGTCGCGGCTTATGCGGAACGTCCGCTTTCCGACGGAGGAATCGATCGTGGCCTGATTCTTTGGCGGAATCAGGTTCGGAGCTGGCTCGTCAAGACGGCGGCCAACCAAGGCGTAGAGGTGTCGGCGGCGGAGCTGAAACTGTTAAGTTCAGCCTGCCGTGCTGGGTGGATTCGGGAAACCCAACCCACCCACTTCCTTCTACGCTCTTGTCCTCTCCGCCACCTTCGTCGTGCACCCTTCTGGGCGCAGATGTCCTTCTTAGGAAGGGCTCTGCCCCATGGGACTGCACGGAAGGTTCGTGAAAGTTTGGCTACCCATAAAAGGGACCTGACTTCCACGTTCACGACCGACCCCAGACTCCTTAGTTCGCTAAGGGGCTGGAGCCGGGCGTGGGCAGAGAGGTATCTCCCCCGGCGCCCTCATCTTTCCCAGTCGATCGGCTCAGTTTATTCTGAGTCGGCTTCGGTTCGGAAGACGAGAGGAAGCGGGGGATTGGCCGTCGACCTTGTCGAGCTTCTTGAGGAGTCGCTATCGCTTGACGCTCCCTGTCCAGACTGGGCCCCCCACAATGCGTGGGACCTGGTTCTGGCGGAGATTCGTCAGGTTATAGCGGCCGTCCGGGAGACGGATTACGCGCCTTGTAAAGGGCGTGTAACCGCACTGACTGAGCGAGGCCTCAAGGTCAGGATCGTTAGCGCGATGGCGCGAAACGAGCTGATCTTGGGTCACCTTGCCCGTCGGCGTCTCTTCCTTGGCCTACGTAAGTGGCCAATGTTGAAGACGTCCCTGGAAGGTTTTCCTCGAGAAGTCGGTGCTGAGCTTCTCGGGTCTACCGGCCTGGTGGTTTCCTCGGACTTGAGGGCCGCTACGGACCTCATTCCTCTCGACGTGGCTAATGCCATTGTCGAGGGGCTTGAGGCGAGTGGTCGCCTCTTGTTCGAGGAGGTCCTGGGGCTCCGACTTTGTACGGAGCGCCACGACCTCACCTGGCCAGACGGTTCGAGCGCGGTCACGACTCGGGGGATCCTTATGGGTCTCCCGACTTCGTGGTCGATCTTGAACCTCTACCACGGGTGGTGTTGGGACGCGGTAACGCGCCACACACCTCCCGCTGATAGACCGGATAGCTCTGAGCCGTCGATCAAGTCTATCGCCCGCATATGCGGGGATGACTTGATCGGCGTGTCCAGCCCGGAGGGGATAACTGCCTATGAGGACCGTTTGGTCTCCACAGGTGGGGAATTCTCCTCCGGGAAGCACTTTCGAGCTCCGAATCGGGGTGTGTTCCTCGAAGTCTTGTGGGAATTCCGGGGTGTTCGTACGTTAACCAGACAGGATGAAATTCCTATCTGGAAAACCGTACGGCGTACCGGTAAGGATGGGCACAAATGCCGTCGGGTCCGCTTTAGAGTGGACCAGACGGTGGTGCATGCTTGGACTTCTGCCCTCGCCTCTGACGCTATCCCCCTTCGGGGGCTTATCGTCGGAGACGAGTTCCAGGCGACGAGCGTCAATTTCATTGATGCTCCCGACTGGTGGAAGGCTGGGGTATGTGAATCGGCATATGTCGATTCCGTCCCCAACCTCCGGCGGGTCCATTCCGCTGCCCGCACACTGCGACCTTCCCTGCCAGGGAAGTTCGCATCGGTGGGCATTCCTCCTTACCTTCCGCGCGAGCTTGGCGGGGCGGGACTTTGCGGTCCTCGCCCCCTCAAGCTCGACGCCCCTGCAACACACCGCAAGGCGTTAGCTTCTCTCGTATACGGTTCAGATCCCGGTGCACGTTCCAAATTCGAAAGGATTTGGTCGGATTCCCGGCCTGGACCATATAGGGAGTTGGCCAGCGGCGACGCTGACCACTGCCTGGAAGCTTTCGCTTTGCGGTCAGATCCTGACCCAGGCCCACTTTCGTGGGTCTGTCTAGGCGACCCCGAAGAAATTCGGGAAGCTTCGATCGTCCGTATGGGCGAGGCCTATCATCAAATGATGGGCCCCGACCCTGGGACGTTTCGATATCCGAGCTTATACTCGGTCGCCAAGAAAGTCAGGATCGTTCGGGAGGAACTTTTGAAGAAGTGGGCTAGTGCCCAACCCCTTCAGAAGTCCCTTCCCGAAGTGATGTCCCACTGGAAGGAGAACCGGAAGAGCCTACGATTGTGGGCTCCCCGGTGCCTTCCAGACTTCGAGGGGTCACCCGACACAAACTTCAGGTACAACGAGTACCTGATGTTTTCACGCGACTCCTCCTTCTTACCAACCTTGCGGAGATTTGCCATCTCCGCAGTAGCCCGGTCAGGGCAGTTCGACTATGTCGAACCGCCCGAAGCCGGACTTACCTACACCCCC